GACAGGGTAGAGACTGCTGGCAAGCCAGCTTGAGAGAACGCTACTAGATTGGACATGATTTTCCTTTATTGAAGTTTAGAGAGGGCAGCAGTCAACTGCTTCCCGATTTGCAACACTTCTGGGCGTGGATCATCCGCGCTTGCCAGTGTTGTACCTGAGCTGATGGCGACGACCAGATCATCCGGCAGGGCGAGCTTGCGCTTTTTGAGCGCCTTCTCAGCCTTGGCCGGAGAGATCACAGACGTCTCCATCACCTCAGATTCTGTCAGACCGTACGCGAACAGGGCGACCTTGGCCTTGTCTTCGTCAGTCCATTGGCGGATGGCGCGCTTGGCCACCAGCTTGTAGTCAGGGAGCTTGGCTCCAGAGTCGAGCATTTGCAACGCCAAGGCGCGCAAGTCGCTGATCCATTGCTCCAGCATATCAGCATTTTTAAGATACGCGCTGATCATGGGCGCGTCCAAGTCGTCGATCTTGGTCTTCAAAGCGCGGTCAACAGCGCCAGTCATCTGAGGGCAGATGGGCTTGGCTGTGCACCAGCGGCAGTGGCTACCAGCGACGATGGGCGCGTCTGGCTTCTCAGCCTGCTTGACTGCGCTTACCAAGTCACGCTCGAAGCTGGCGATGCGAGCTGGCGTGGTCACCCAACGCTTGACTTGCGGCGGCTGCACGATCACCATCTCGATCTCTTCAACGCCCTCAAACGCCCACTTTGACGCCTCGGTACGCATGGACGCTGCGGCGTAGAACATGAGCTGAGGGTTTTCCTCGACTTCTACTGCGACACCATCGCCAAACTTCCAATCCAAGACGACAGCTTTATTCCCAATGCGACCAATGAGATCTGTACTGCCAAAAACGCCAGGCAACAGGTCACCAAAACCAACACGTGTTTCAGCTTCAATTTCCATCTCCTTGTTAGGGTCAATCTCATCAAGCGCGGCCAAGGCAATCTTGAGTTTTTCGTCGATCAGTTCTTGGGTCAGCACAATGTCGTTGTACTTGGTGCCGAGGTAATGCTCGGGCAAGTTGTCGCTCATCACAATTTCAGCGATGACGTTGTGCAACAGTGTGCCCTCATCGGCGTATTTGCTGCTGGGTTGTGGCGGCATCTTTTGCACCAAGGCCACTGAGCCTGGGCAGTTCATAACGCGCTTGGCGGTCGAGCCGCCGACGATCTTGCTGTGATCCATGATTAGAACGCCTTAAATTTGCGGTATGCATTGACCAGTGAGAAACTAGATATTGCATAACGACGCTTGCCATCTTTTTCCCAAACAACAACGATTGTTTCTGCGTCATATTTCCAGCAACCTTCTTGCGTAAGGTTATCGCGGGTGTAAAAGTAAGCGCGGGATTGGGCGTTGTCTGTTTCGCAAACGTCGGTCATCAAAACAATTTTTCCACCAGCTTGATTGTCGGTTTCAGCAAAATTGTCAGCATGGGCCACAGTCGCGGCGGTCAAGAGTGATAACAGTATGTATTTCATTTCAGATTCCTTTAGTTGAGTTGAGACTGAACTATAGCATAGAAAATTTATTTGTGCTAAACTTTTTGACATGAAAGAAAAAATAGTTGAAAATCACTTTATCTGGGCGGTCGAGCGCATAGGTGGCAAGACGTACAAGTTCACGTCACCTGGGCGCAAAGGCGTGGCTGACAGGATTGCGTGTTTGCCAGACGGCAGCACTTGGTTTGTCGAGTTGAAAACCAAAGGCGGCAGGCTGTCGGTGTTGCAGAAGATGTTCATGTCGGACATGACTCTGCTGAAACAGAACTACGCATGTTTATGGACTACGGAGCAAGTCGATGAGTGGATTAAAAGTACTTAACCTGTACGCGGGCATTGGCGGTAACCGCCGCCTATGGGGGGGGTGTGAAGTGACGGCTGTTGAATATTCGCCCGAGATTGCCAAAGTGTATGCACAGCTATACCCGCAAGACACGGTTGTAGTTGGCGACGCTGTTGCGTATTTAGAAGCGCATTACGCTGAGTTTGACTTTATATGGGCCAGCCCGCCTTGCCCAAGCCACGGTCAATACCGTCACAACGTAGGTGTGATTGGCAAAGGCTTTGCACCCATCATGCCTGACATGACGCTGTACGCGCAGATAGTGTTTTTGCAGCACTACGCCAAAGGCAAGTGGGTCATTGAAAACGTCAAGCCGTATTACGAGCCGTTGGTCAAGCCTACGTTTGAAATGCAACGCCATCTTTTTTGGTCAAACTTTGACGTGCCCCCACGCAGATTTGAAAAAGCCGACATCCGCCACAAAAACAAGATTTCTGACTTTGACGGCCATGAAGTTGTTGCCGCCAGCAAGATACCAAACAAGCGCCAGGCGTTGCGTAACTGCGTTGACGCTGATCTTGGTTTGCACATTTTTAAAAGCGCGTATGAAACTTAGACCCTACCAAGATGAAGCGGCTGACTTCTTGTACGAGCGCAACCGAGCCATGATCTTGGCCCCAGTTGGCGCTGGCAAGACAGCCATCACCTTGACGGCCATGCAAGACATGCTGGGCAACGGCGTGGTCAAGCGGTTCCTCGTCCTCGCCCCCAAGCGCGTCTGCACCGACGTGTGGCCAGTCGAGCAACCCAAGTGGGCCCCTGACGTGCCGGTGGCCGTGGCCGTGGGCACACCTAAGCAACGCACAGCAGCACTGCGCTCCAAGGCGCAGATCGTGGTCAGCAACTACGACAACATCCAATGGCTGGCCGAGCAGGTGCTGGACTTTGACGGCATTGTGTTTGACGAACTGACGCGCTTGAAGAACCCTAGCGGCACACGCTTTAAAGCGCTGATGAAAGTCATCGACCCCATGACCGTGCGCTGGGGCCTGACCGGCTCCTTCACCAGCAACGGCTTGGAGGATGTCTTTGGCCAGTGCAAGATCGTTGACCAGTCACTGCTTGGCCGCTCCAAAGGCGCGTTCATGCAGCAGTATTTTGTGTTGATCAACCCAGACTTTGGTGAGTGGGCACCACGTGTTGGCGCGCTGGCTGGCGTTATGGCGCGACTCAAACCGGCGACCTACGTCTTGGAGCCAGGCGAGTACAAGGACAAGCTGCCGCCCATGCACGTGGTCGAGGTGCGGTGCGACCTGTACGACCGTGAGCCGTACGAGAAGATGAAGAAGGACTTTCAGGCGTTGGACGTGACTGCGATCAATGCGGGGGTTGTGACCGGCAAGTTGCAACAGATGGCCAGCGGGTTTGTTTACGACACACGCAGGACGGCCTCCGAGACGCCTGGCAAGTTCGATTCTACGCAGACGCCGATCTGGTTTAGCGCGCACAAATTTGACCGACTTGAAGAGTTACTAGATGAAAACCAACACGCCAACACCATCATTGCTTACACGTATCAAGAAGAGCTTGCTGAACTCAAGCGCCGCTACAAACACGCGGTCACCCTTGACGACAAAGACGCCATTCAACGTTGGAACGACGGGCAAGTCGAGCTTTTACTGGTGCATCCGAAATCCGCAGGGCACGGGCTCAACCTCCAGTTCGGCGGCTGTCGAATTGTTTTCTTGTCCCTGCCTTGGTCGTTGGAACTGTACGAGCAGACCGTCGGGCGTTTGCACCGATCAGGCCAGCGTCACGACGTCTGGGTCTACGTGATGATGACCAACAAGACTATTGACGAAAAGATTTGGGGCGCGCTGCATGACAAGCGCGCTGTGTCGGATATTGCAATGGAGGAGTTGAAATGAGATTACTTAAATGGAAAACACAACTGAAGGCGGAGAAGTCTATCCGCAAGATTTACCAGCGAGACTTCAACGCCGCCTGGCGCAAGTTGAGCAAGAACATGAAACTGATTAACCAACTGGAGGACAAAATTGCAAATCACTTGGCGAAAACTAAACAGTGAGCTCAAGACCTTTGACGAGCAGAAGGTGTTGGACATGCTGACCCATGAGCGAACCAACGCCAAGCGTGTGGTGGTGCTGGAGCGTCTGCACCAACGCTACACCATGCTGCGGGCGTCCAGAGAGCGTATTGAACTTTTACAAGAGGCCAGACGACCATGACACAAGAAGCATTGATGCTGGCGCTGGATGCGTTGGATAACCTGATGTATTGGGATAATGGCAAGCCTGATTACGATGACGCAAGAGAAGCCATCACCGCCATCAAAGAAGCCTTGAGAGAACACGCAATGCGTGAAGTGCAAAGGCTTGGGCAAGAGCCTGTGGAATACTCCGACTACGAACCTGACGGGGTACATCACAACAAACCACCACAGCGCACATGGGTAGGGCTGACGGATGAGGAGATTAAAGCACTTGCTAGTTGGTGGCCTAGTTATGACCAAATGCCTGCTTTGATGGTTTTGGCAAAAGACATTCAAAACTCACTCAAGGAACGCAACGCATGAGCTGGCGCGAATCAACACTCAAGTACATCAAAGAGTTGATTAAGCCCAAGACGATCAACGAGATCATCGCCAAAGAACTGCGCGAGGCGATCATCAAGAAGCTGGAGGCTGAGTCGGCGGTCGAGTACGCGGCGTCTATTGTCACGTACAACGTCGAGCGCATCGGGCGGCTGCAGCGCAGACTTAAAGAGCATGAGGGGGAAGAATGATATTTGATCGTTTACTTGTTGCCGCCGTGTGTGGCTGGCTGGGTGTGGCGGGCTTGTTGCCTGCTGACCCACCAAAGCCTCTGACCCCAGCGCAACTGCAAGTCAAGGCCAAGCAGAAGTCAATCAGCAACGTGTGCAAGGGCAAGAGAAAGAGCCAGACCGTGAAAGACCTGTGCAGAAGATGGGAGAACCAAAATGCTTGAAAAGATCAGAACATTCTTTGGGCGAATCCGTGGGCAACACGCAGAGAAGCAAACCATAGTCGTCTCAGGCGACTTGTGGAGATGTACAGAATGCAAGATGCTTTTTTTAAACCGAGTAGTGGGAGAGCAACACAAATGCCAAGACCAAAAAGTGAACTGACAAACGTGGCCAAGAACATCGGGGTGCGCTTGATCCCAGCGCACTACGAAGAGTGGAAGAAACTAGGTGGCCCCAAGTGGCTGCGCCAGCAGTTGGCCAAGAGCATTCAGGAGAAGAAAAGTGTTTGACACGTGGAGCCGTGAGAACTTGGTAAAGTTTGCCAAGGAAGCCGACGAGAAGCTGTTGGAACAGGACGCCCGCATCCAGCAGTTGGAGCAAGACTTGAAAGACGCCATCAAGGCGTACAGGGAGCTGAACAATGGATCTTGAAGATGAAGCGTTCAACGAAATCGAGCGTCAGAGTAAGTGGCGCAAAGAATCGGTAAGAGTAGCGCTGAACCCCTACCGTGACCAAGTGATCGAAGAGATAGCGCAGCACGTCCAAAAGATGACGGTGTTTGGTAAGGACACCGTTGATAGTTTTGCAATTTACATCAGGAGCCTGAAATGACCGACTACAGTGACTACGAAACACAACGCGCAATTTTGATCGAGTACCTTCACGTGATGATCGCGCGGTGCGACTGGCACGGCGTGGCAGACGTGGCGATGGACTTGCGCGAGCTCGAGGCCGAGGTTAAGCAACCAACCCGTTGAGGTATGTAGTCTTGCCCGCAACCTTGGTAGCAGTCAGCTCTTGCTTCTTGAGGTTGGCAGGATCGTAGGAAACATGAACCCAGCCACTGTCAGGAATACCACTGGTGTAAAACTCAAGGATGAGCTGTGTGTATTCCAAGTTGTCCATGATCCACTGCGCCAGATCAGCATTGGCAACGCCTGGGATCTCAATATCGGCAGCTCGGCCAAGGCAATGGTCTGAGGTCTTCGACCCGCCCGTGGCTTGGTTCACGGCTGGAGCGCGGAACCCTGAGTTCACCTTGACACCCTTGCCAAAGTGGTCACGCACGGGCTGGAGCACTTTTTCGCACAGCAGGCGCAGGTTCTCTGTGGCTTGTTCGTCAGGGGTGTTGTCCAAGTCCAGGCGCAGGGCAGTCTCAGATTTGGTCAGTTCGTGCAGGGAGAAGTTAGGTGTGAGGTTCATCGGGCGCTCCTAGCGTTGTTGTACATGGTGATGCAGGCGTTCAGTTTTTCAATGGCGCGGTTGCCTTCGTCGGTTATGGCGACAAGAGCTTTAGCAATCTCTCGGTCAAGTTCGGCTGATGGCGCTCCTCTACTATCTCCGGCGGCAACGCTGGGATCTGTGGCGGCTGGTACGGGGCAGGTCGCTTTGACGCGCAGCCTGAGAGCACCAGAATCAATAGCAGCGTCGCGCTGTTGCGTAGCTTGTTTGGCTTTTTCATTTGTCTTCCTCAATGCTTCAGCAGTTGTTGTCACGGCCACGGTCAGGGCTTGTTCTTTGGCGCGCGCCTCGAGGTTGAGCCTGTCAACCTCAGCCTGTTGAACTTCCCTTTCGACATACTTGCCGTAGAAATACCCGCCGCCAAAGGTCAGCAGCAGGGCAATCAATCCAGAGAGTAAACCTTTCATGGCTCGTCGTTGTCAGTAGCTTCAGCTTTGGCAGTTGCGTTGGCAATGGCTTTAACGCCAGACCTGCCAGCAACACCACCCAAAACGCCAGTGATAAACACCATGATGGTGCTGATTTGTTGCGTATAGACGCGATCAATAGCCGCCATTGCGCCATTCATTGGTTGAGTCACGAATGAAACTGAATACAAGAACATCCCCATTGAGGCTAACAGAATGGTCACCAAGACCACAATAACGAATGCCCATACCCTGACCTCAATCTCGTCTGCCGTCAAACGATTATTTGTTTTGTAAGCAACGGTAGGCATCATTTTTTCTCCTGTTCGGATTTAACAAGTTGTTCTGGGCAAGTGCCAGTGGCTGTACAGATTGGTGGTTTGCACTCAGCAAGTTCCCAGTTCTTTGGATCTTGGCAAGGGTATCTGAAGCGGTCATTACAACCGACCAGCAAGCCGCAAAGGATGCCAACGCAAACAGTCAACGCCAGCAGTTTAAGTTCATGTTTTGTCACGGCGTTCCCTTTCAATTTCACGTTTTAGTTTTTCAACCTTTTCCAACTGCTCTTTGACTTCGTGTTTGGCTTCCAGGATGTCCAGATACAGCATGGCCCCAAGGGGCAGAAGCAGGGCGACCAGCACACATGCGGCGATCCATCCCATTATTTCTTCCCCCACTGACTGACGAACAGGAGCCACGACCACAGGTAAAGGAGGAATATAGAAGTCGCCGCCATTGCCCCCAGTTTTGCTTGCAGGTTTCTTTCTTCTTGCCTGTGTAGCCATGCGTCTTGCCTCTTCTTCGCCTCCTGTTTTAGTCTAGCCTTTTCCTGTTCCTCTGATATGACGTCTCGCATTTCAAACACCTTGCTGTACAACGCGCCCATTTCGGGTGGGCTTTGGTACACCATCGTTTCCCTGATCGTCACCTCCAGCGCCGCCATCTGGTCTAGCGCCATCACACGATTAAGCGCGGCTTCCATTAGGTTGGCGTTGGGGTCGTAAATGGTCTTTGAACGCTCTTCCTCTTCCCTTATGTGTGCGGCAAGTTGCTCTTGGAGTTTGAAGAACTTGGTGAGCTGCTTGACGACATCGGCCATGACCTTTGTTTCGTCAACGGCTACATACTTTTCCTTTTTTCGCGCCGCTTGCGCCACAGGCTTTGTTTTGGTTCCGAAGAGCTTGGCCCAGAATCCTCTGACCTCGTTGGCAACACCAATAGCTTCTTCAACAGTGGACTTGACCTCCATGAATGAGGTCTTGGCTTGCTTGTAGAGTTCACATCCTTCCTTGATGGCGGCAACGCAAGCATTGGCAGCAAAGAGAATGCTGATCGGGTCAATTTACAGCCCCAATACTTTTTTGACCAGCTCACCGGCAAAGCCTGGGCCGAGCAACACGGCAGCGATTAGCACATACAGCAAGTACTCAATGCGCGTCATGCGCTTGTCGCCCTCGATGAATGACTTCTCAATCGCCGTGTAGCGTGAAGCGCAGACGGCCTCATGCACCGCCAGTTTGGTTGAAGTATCGTCAGTCATGGTGCAAGAGCGTTTCGGTTTTCTTGCGTGGGGGCCAACGCATTTTGCGTTTGCGTAATGATGTTCAGTTTGGTTGGGCTCAAATTAGCTTGGCCAAGGGCTCTGAGCACATCAAGACGTTGTGACGCGGGGATTTTTTTCATCAGTGTTTCAAAGTCTTTTGCAGACGCAAAACCTTTTTCGAGCTCCTTCAACACGTTTGCGCTCATCTTGTCTTTTAAGATGTCCAGCATTTGATTCGTCACTGTTACTTTGACATCTAAAAAGCTAGGCAAACGAAACTTGGATTGGTTAGCCTCCAAGATTATTTTCATTGCGTCTGCGCCAGCTTGAGTTTGGCGCACAACTTCAGCGTTGCGTTTCAATTCTGACTCAACGCCTTTGACAACGCCCATTTGCTGAGGCGTCAGTACTTGGCTCAAGTCATCGTATCTAGCCGCGCCGGTAGATTTTTTAAGCAGCGCGGTTTCGCCGCGGCCTAGCGCGGTCATGAACGGCCCTGCACGTTCACCCACACCAAGAGGCTGCGTAAGAACTTGTTGCATCGCGCCCAAGACTTTGGCTTGGTTAACTGGCGGCGACGCAGCGGCAAAAACTTTTTGCGCCTGTTGGTAGCCAGGCAACGCTTGTTCAATCGTGCTCTTGACGTTGGTCAGATTCTTAACAATAAACTTATTGTCTTTATTGGCGATCAAGTCTTTTAGATTGTCCAACACTGAAGACACTTGTTGCGCGTCTGTGCTGGCTTCTAAGCCAGTTTTAACTTGGTTCAACGCAGCCACCAGTTTGGCGTTACCTGGGTTTGCGGCAAGCAACCCGTCAATCTGTTGGGTCAAAGGCAGCACATTGACGGCTGTGGTGGGCTGAGTAGCGGCGGTGTACAGCGGGCCGCTTACGTTGCCACGCATAGCTTCGGCAGATTGCAAGTTAGGCGTAACCCCTTGCAAACGCGCCATGCGCTCTGCTTCTTGCGCCTGTTGTACAGACAATGCACGGCCAGGGGCGGTCTTGGACTCAACTGTTTGGCCAAGATACTGAATCTGGGGCGACGTCACATCGGCCAAGGCTTGCCGCACGGTCATGTTGGGTGGTGCGTTAGCCAACGCGTTCTGCGCGGCGGCTAAGTTTTGCGGCGCTCTGCCCTCTTCGGTCAGCGCGTTACGCACAATATTGCCCGCGCGTGTCGCCGCACGTTCACCAGTAATTGCGTCAACCACGTTGCCTGCGCCTTTTGCGCTTAACGCCAAACCATAGTTAGCAGCGGTAGTGACGGGTAATAAAGGGTTGGTGTATTTGCCAACAGCGCTCAGCACTTTAGATGTTGTAGGGGCTATGCGAGCTGTCGCTGATGCGCCGCCCGTAAACAGCATAGACAAATCAGCCGCCGCACCAACAGGATCAGTTGCCAAAGTGTTTTTCAATGCTTCAACGCTACCGTATCGGTCTTTTAACACGCCACCCGCAGCGTTGGCTGCGTCAACCGCACGTTTGGCGGCTTCGGGCTTGTTGTCAATTTGGTTGACCAGATCAACAAGCTCTTTAGGCAACAAATTTTGCAACGTGCCTGCGCCTACGTCTATAACGCCCGATACAGTTTGTACGGGATTTGTAATGGCGGTTAGCAAACCTTTGTAAAAATTGGCGGCGCTTGTACCTACGTTAGCCAAAGCTTCGCCTGGCACATCTGCAAATGACCGGCGCTGTTTGGGGATGCCGCTGGTTTCCATTTCAAACCCTGGCGGCAACTTTACGCCAGCAGGTTGCGGTGGTGGCGCGGCTTGCTCAAGTTCAAATCCTGGTGGTAAAGCCATTACTTACCTCCTACTGGTGTCCAATTAGCGCCGCCATCAACAGACTGTATGCGCGCGCCTGTTTTTGGGTTAATTGCAAACATTACATTAGGCGATAGCGGCGGTACTTTAATTGGTTCAAGAGAAAGACCTGTTCCTTCAGTCGCCGATTTAGGCAACTGCTTGACGCGGGTGTTCCATGATTCTGCGCTGCGAGTAGCAGTTTGATGCTGAAGTCTGGCCAATTCTGTGAGCGTTTGCGCTGTAAGCTGAATTGTGCCGCCAGCAATACCTCTTAAGAAGTTAAGATCTTTGTCAGTAAAACCTTGCCCAGTACCTAAACCAGCACTTTTAATCGCGTCCAAGGTGCTTTGACCTGTAGCGGCGATAAGCGACTCGGTGTTGGCAATTTTTTCTTCGTTGCTTGCGCCCGCTACGTTTAGTGCACGTGCAATGTTCAGCTTGATGTCTGCAACTGGCCCTGTAAATATGTTACCTTGTTTTACCAAGTCAATGATTCGATTGGCGCTTTCGGCCAACTGAGGTGCTTTTTCAGCAGTAGCCATTTTGGCAATATCAGTATCGGCCATTTTGTTAGCAAATTGTTCGCTGTATTTTTTCTCTGTACTAACGGTGACACTTGTTTTAGGCGTTGAAATAGCCTTAAAGTCGGCAAACGAACCTTTGTAATTGCCGCCTTCAGGTGTTTTTGCAAACTCAAAATTTTGCCGCAAATCGGTTTGAGTTATTTCTTTAGGCGCAGTAAAGATTGGTTTGCCGCCAACAATAATAGACGAGCCTGGTGCCACAACTTGTGGCTTGCGAGTTTCTTCTAATTGTTTTATGAGTCTCTCAGCTTCTTTTTGAGCTTGTGGCACGTTTGGATAGTTGGTTTGTAAATCAATAATCCGATTTTCCAACGCAGTCGTATCTACGCCCAACTGATTGACAGGCGCAGCAGGCGCGACAGGCGCTGGTGCCAATCTGTTAGCCGCAGGCATGGGCGCGCTCACATCAAACGTGCCAGAACCTAAAGCACCAGGCGCGGGTGCGACAGGCGACAGCTTGGGTGGTTGTCTGCTGGCGTTGTACGCGCTACGTTCTCTGGCCGCTTGAGCCAGTGTTTGCGCGGTCATAATTAATTGAGGATCTCTTTGAGATAGCGCAAAATCATAGAAGCTAGACGCCAGATCTTCTGGCGATCCAGTCTTTCCATTGGCCGCGCTTAACTGCAAAAACTTATCAAGCCCTTCTTGTTTGGCTTTAAAGTCAGTCAATTCCAACTGCGCTTTTTCTTGTTGCATCTCACCAGTTCTGAGTTGCTGTTGCGCCAATTGATTGCGTTGCGCCTCTTGTTGGCCAGCCAAAATCTGGCCACCAATATTGACGGGCTGTAGGATTCCAAAATTAAGCGCCATGATGTGACCTTTTATGTTCAGTAGTAACCGCTGTTTTGGTTGTTGACGCCACCGCCAAACAAATTACCAAAGTTAGGGTTGGTTTGGCCATACAACTTAGCAATGTCGCCATACGACGATGTTCGCGCTTGAGTGCCAGCCAGCAACGCATTGCCTTGGTTAATGCCTTGCCCCATATATGCGTTGCCAATATTTGTCGCCATAGTCCCCGCAATATTTCCGGCACCCGTTGCATAGTTTTGACCAGCAGCACCAATTGTGTTGGCCGCAGTTTGACCTGTACCTGACATGGCTGCTAGACGGTTGTAGCCTGTAGTCTCACGATTTACATCGGCGTTATATTTTGTCAATGCTCGGTTGTAAGCATTTCCATATTCTTGGCTGCCCATCTCTTGTCCGTAGCGTGTAGCGGCTTTTAAAGCCCCACCAGAGATTAAGCCGCCGCGAGCGGCTGCTTGGCGATCAAGTGCTTGCTGGCCTTCTCTCAACCGAAATGCGTATCCTGGGTCTTGCCCCAGATCAACTTGTCCTGTAAATGCGGCGGGCATATTTGCGTATTCCGCTTGCATCCTAGCTAACGCATTGGTACCTGCTTGGTAGTATGGTTGTTGACGCGTAACGCCTTCTTCATACATTCGCTTTTGAAGAGCTAATTGTTCTTGGGCAGTTTCGCGTTGAAGTTCTGCGGCGCGATCAGAAGCAGCGCCAGCAACATCTGCGGCCTGTGTAGCAGCCTTCGCTTGCTTGTTGGCGCTAAATAAGCTTATTGCTGTGGGGATAAGGAATGACCAAGGCATAATTTACTCCTGTAGGCTTGACGCCAATTTTTGCATTTCTTCAACGTTACTGGGCTCAATCAGCACTTCATCAATCTCGTCTTCATCGGCGCAGTCGGTGGCGTGTACGCAGTACCACACCACGTCTGTGAGCGATTTTATGCCGTGATGCTTGCCTGCGGCAATAGCCAAGCAAGCGGGGGCTTCAACAATCGATTTGACCCCATCCACGGCCATCTCAACAGATCCACTGGCCAAGATGGACAGATGGTCGTGCTTGTGGGCGTGTTGCACCAAAACGTACCCTGCTGGGATGCGGGTTTCTTTGGCGTATACACCTGCGCTGAAATGGTGATGAATCATCAATTATTCCAAAAGAAGGTTGTTATTGGACGCAGCTTGCATGATTACCCAGTTAGTGCCGTCGGACACCATTGTCGCCCAATTACCGATCACATCCAAAAGAATAGCCGTTCCAGCAACAGTGCTGTCAAGTGGAACCACATTACTTGACGCAGACACCAAGGTCTGCGCTTGCATATTCTTAAAAATTAACTGACGGCCAATCCATGCAGACGCAGTTGGCAAGGTCACCGTACAGGTCGATCCTGACTTGTTGTTGATTATCCAAGCCTCACCATCGGCCACGGTAAAGTTAGCCGTTTTAGTGACTGGCGCTGATACCGTGTTAACCACTGGAGTCACCCATGTGGGTACGCCTGCCCCTGCGCTGGTCAGCACTTGGCCTGCTGTGCCTGCGGCAGTAAACGCATACGCCGTGCCCGTGCCGTAGGCTACTGCGCCAGCAGTTGGCGTAGTCGTAGCATTTGTGCCGCCGTTGGCGATGGGCAGTGTGCCGCTGACATGGGTTGTCAGGCCAATCTTGCCCCACAATGGCGCAGTGTTTACGCCACCAGAAATCAATGCGTTGCCGGTGGCAACATCAGGTAGTTTGGCCAAAGTGGTGGTTGTATTTGCATACAGTAAATCACCAACTGCATAAGACGCAAACCCTGTACCGCCATTTGCGGCAATCAAGGTGCCTGCAAGGGTGATAGCGCCCGTGGTGACCGCTGATGGCGTCAGGCCGGTTGTGCCGCCTGAAAACGACAGCACACCAGTGTTGGCCAGCGTAATGGTGCCGATGCCGTTGGTCACTGAAAGACCAGCGCCGACGCCCAATGTGTTTAGGGTATACCCTGTACCGTTACCAATCAGCAATTGGCCGTTGGTAGGGATAGTACTTAGGCCCGTGCCGCCGCTGGCGACTGGAACTATTCCAAGACCACCACCGACAATGTTGTACAGACTGTAAAACCACCGATACCACTCACGCGACACCGCGCCCGTGCGCTCATCAATAAGCGACACCCGTGGGGGCGTGATTTGGGTAGCGTTTGGACTGGTGGCCATAGTCAGGCATTGGTCGGGCTTATGATCAATTCAGCCCCCATGATGGCTATTTTGTTAGGGTCAGTGCCAGAAAGTTCATACACACGGTCGCGCAGCTTGAGCGTCATGCCAAGCCGACGCCAAAAAGTTCGCTGGCCATACGCGCCAATCTTGCCGATTGGTGACCAATGCTCGTTTGACCAAGTGTGACCGCCGTCATCCGACCAGCGCAGCATGACTTGGGGGTCAGAGCCTTGGCCTAAATTTAAGCCAACGCCTGCTTCGCAGTCCAATTGCAGGCTGTGATGGGTTGTGCGCTTGAGGTTGTTTTGGCCGGTTGGCAACGCTCGCCAGCTCCGCAACCACTTTTGGATGTCGCCGTTGTCGGCGTACACATCTAAGTCAAACGTGTAGATGTTGCCGTTTTGAAAGTCACCAACGATGATGTTGCCGCCAAAGTTGCACTGGCAATTGCTGCGGTGACGGGTGAATTCGCCGTTGTCCCAGCCTGCGCGCTCATGCCAGGCTTGGGTAGACACGTCGTAAACCCATGTGGCGTTGCCGCTTGGGAACGTCAGCACATAAAAAGCATGGCCTTCTTGCTGATATGTGTAAGCGATGGCGTCTGAGATGTTGCCGTACTGGGCGATGGCGTACTCAATGGCGTGGGTGGAAATACGCACACCGGTATAACCATTGGCGCGGTAAACAATGCCTTGGCCACGGGCGTCAGTGCCCAACCAAAACAAGCCGTTGTCCATTTTGGCAATTGTGTACGCTGACACACAACCAATTTCGTTAAACGCGCCTTGGATGCGCTCCAATGGAAAGTCAGCGCCGCCCGTGTTGTACCAGACTTCAACCGAATCAGTACCAAACACCCACAGCTCACGGTGGTCGGCAATGATGCCCACTACGCCGTCGGGCGAGCCTTCGGCGCTGGCAAAGTCCAATGGATCGACTGAGGTGCCGTCCAGCAATTGCGACACCCAAAGGATTTGGCTGTTGGGCTGGTTGAAGACAAAGTAACCGTCAAGATACGCCACCGTCACAGCGCCAGCAAAGTCAGGGTCAGTGATCTGGGCAAATACGTTGGTGACTTCGTTGTAAATGTAGCCGTCAGGGTTGCAGGCCAAAAAGATCTGCGTACCGTTGTCGGCGATAGACACAGGGCCAGTGCCCGACACGGTGCCAAGCAACGTGGGTGTGGCGGTCAGGCCGGTCAATTTGAAAAATTGATTTCCCGACACAACGTAGAAGTCGCTGCCATTAGTCTGGTGTGCCCACAAAGCGCGGATTGGGCCTGTGCACACGGTTTGCAAAAAGTTGAGGCCAGGGGCACGGTTCAGAAAGCCAGGCTCCTTGCCGCCCTCTGGGATGACCTCTGGGAACAGATTGACCATGCGGTTGTCGGCAGCGTTGATACTGCGAGCAACATAGGCCGACCCAAGAATCGGCGTCTTCATCAGTAGTTCCCAGCGTAGATGTTGAACCGCTGACGTGTGGCCACGATGGCATAGGGCATTGACATCACGTCATCAGGATTGTTGATGCGTTTCAAGTTGCGCTTGCTGGTCATGGCGATGCGCTGCACTTGGGGGCTTGGCTCCACGCCAAACTCAGGGGCAAATTCCGTCGCCAAGTTGTAGACAAACGCCCGCAAATAACCTGGTGGGAACAGGAT